AATGTAGAAGTAATGAGTAAACATTTTAAAAATAAACCAGATAATATAGTTAAAACTTATTCTACTGCAGGAGGAATTAAGCAAGAATATAAGTAATTAATAATTCTTTCAAAATTAAAGTAAATAGAAAAATTTTTGAGAGTTACTATATTTATTAGATATAAACACAGAAAACAAAAAAATTAAAATAACATGGCTGATTTATTAATGAAAATGCCGATACCTTACGAACCAAAACGTCAAAACCGTTTCATCTTAAGGTTTCCATCAAGTTTAGGTATTAACGAGTGGTTTGTGGAAACAGCGTCAAGACCACAAATTGCTATTAACCCAGTTGAGGTACAATTTTTAAATACTTCAACATTCGTTGCAGGTAGATTCAAATGGAATCCAATCAACGTACAATTTAGAGACCCAATCGGTCCATCTGCAGCTCAAGCATTAATGGAGTGGGTTCGTTTACACGCTGAATCAGTTACAGGTCGTATGGGTTATGCTGCAGGTTATAAGAAAGATATTGACTTAGAAATGTTAGACCCAACTGGAGTTGTTGTTGAAAAATGGATTCTTTATGGAACATTCTTAACAAACGTTAACTTTAATGCATTGGATTACAAGTCAGACGCTTTAGCAACAATTACCGCTACATTACAAATGGATAGATGTGTGTTAGTTTACTAATACTATTTATAAAATAATTTATTATATTATATTTAACCGTAAAGCATAAACACTTTACGGTTATTTTTTTATGGACAATCAAACATCAGACTACGGTCAACAAAATTTTACTCTTCCTCATGACGTGGTACCTTTACCATCTGGGGGAATTTTTTACAAAAACAAAAAGAAATCTTTAAAAGTTGGATATCTGACAGCATCAGATGAAAATATTTTAATGGGTGGAGGTAACGATTTGACACTCAATTTATTAAGAGCTAAAATCTACGAACCTGATATTAGAGTAGAAGATTTAATTGAAGGAGACATTGAGGCTATCTTAATATTTTTAAGAAACACGGCTTTTGGTCCTGAAATGACTCTAAATTTAACAGACCCAGCGACAAACAAACCATTCCAAACTACAGTTTTGTTGGACCAATTACAAATTATTAATGGTCAAACACCAAGTGAAGATGGAACATTCATAACAACTTTACCTAAATCTAAAACGGTGGTAAAAGTAAAACCATTGTCTTATGGTGAGATTATGGAAATCACAAGAATGGCTGATACTTACCCACAAGGTAGAGTGGTTCCAAAAATTACTTGGAGAATGCAAAAAGAAATAGTAGAAATCAACGGTAGTTCAGATAAAGCTGAAATTTCAAAGTTCATTGAATCAATGCCAATTATGGATTCAAAAGAATTAAGAAATTTTATGAATGAAAATGAACCAAGATTAGATATGAAAAGAGTAGTTATGACCCCATCAGGAGAGCAGATGACAGTAAATGTCGGTCTAGGGGTAGACTTTTTTCGTCCTTTCTTCTGATTATAGGAAAGGTCAGCTCGATGAGTTTTATTATTTAAATAACTTAATGAAGATAACTTATCAAGATTTTGAAAGAATGCCAATTTTTATTAGAAAATATTTATTGGACAAATGGATTGAAGATAACAAGAAGGACTAAAAAAATTAGTCCTTCTTCTATTTATATAGAAACCTATTGACTTATGGCAGAGGATAAAAAAAATGAGATAAATAGTTTAGGGGAATCTTTAGATAAACTTAAGAATCCTATAGGGGCTGTTGCGGATGCAATCGGGTCAATGGTTGCAGCATCTGATTTACTTAACAAACAATTTCTTCAAGGTAGAACGAGAATTGAAGAAATGAACGTAGCTATTGCTCAATCAGTAGCTGGTGTTACAAGGTTGGGTGGTAAGTTAGAAAACGTAACCGCAGTAATTGGAGGAATAGCTGATGGTGCAAGAAGGAATCTTATTGCTAATGAAGAAACTGTAAGTAAAATATTTGCGGCTTCACAAGTATTAGGTACTGATGCTAAAACATTAAGTGAAAATTTCGGCTCAATTGGTTATGATATATCACAAGTAGGTGTCAATTTAGAAAATACAATTTCTTACGTCCAAAGTTTAGGCCTGAATGCAAAGACAATTACAAGTGCAGTTGTCAACAATTTGGAAAAAATGAACCAATTTAACTTCAATGATGGAGTTCAAGGGTTTAGTAAAATGGCGGCACAAGCCTCGATGTTAAGAGTGGACATGGGTAAAACCTTGGCTTTTGCTGACAAAATGATTAGTCCAGAAAGTGCGGTTAACGCTGTTTCCACTTTCCAAAGATTAGGAGTGGCTGTTGGCAATTTAGCGGACCCATTCAAGTTAATGAATGATGCTCTGAATGACCCTGGTGCTATTCAAGACAGTATAGTAGAAGCGACAAAAAAATTCACATATTTTGATGAAAAAACACAATCGTTCAAAATTAACCCACAAGGTCTTTTAACATTTAGAGAACTACAGGAAACAACTGGAATGAATACAGCTGAGTTGTCAAAAATGGCTTTAGCCGCTGCTGATTTAGATAAAAGACTCTCTTCTATAAGTCCTAGTTTAAAATTTGATAAAGAAGAGGACCGAACTTTCTTAGCCAATTTAGCCGTAAAACAAGGTAATGAGTACGTTGTTCAAATCAAAAATGATAAAGGGGAAGTTGAATTAACAAAAAAACTTGGAGAAGTAACTCAAACGGAATTAACCAAATTAAGAGAACAACAAGAAAGAGCACCAAAAACTTTAGAAGATGTTCAGAGAAGTCAGTTAAGTGTTTTAGAAACAATTAGGGCTGACGTAGCGGCAATAATTGCGGCTCCTACTTATGGTGCAGCGTCTGCAAGACAGGTGACGAGTAATATAGAAGGATTCAGAAGAATTAGTACTGGTTTAACTGGAAGTTTACAACGTAATTTACCACAGACTGGAGCAGTCAGAACTGAAGTTACTTCTACTTTAGACAAAATGAAAGACTTATTTGATTTAAAAAGTCAAGGTAAAATAAGTACAGATGAATTTAGTAAAAGTTTAAAAACTTTTGAAGATAGTCTAATTAACAAAGCAGGAAAGGTTGGTCCTGAAGCTTTAGACACACTCAAGACAATCCTTAAAGATGCTTCCAAAAGTGCATATGGTAGTAGTGGATTAGAAACAGAATTTAGAAGATTTGCAACAACATTTACACCAGCTAACTTACCAAAAGGGAGTGGAATTAAAACACAAGCGCCAAAAGGGGGAGAAAAAGTTCAACCAATAACAAGAAGTAGTATTTTTGGCGCACAAGAACCACAATCGAGTGGTTCACAAACAAAAGTTAATTCTCAGATTACTAAAACGGTAGATTATACTGGAACAGTAACATTCAAAGTTGATGCACCTGCAGGAGTCAGTACTCAATATTTGTCCGAATTTTTGAATAGTGAAAAATTCAAAGAAATGATTTACAATTATATTGAAGAAAAAAACAAACAGAAGGAACGTTCAAGATAATTTTACTACAAAAAAATTACAATCAACCTATTTATTAATAAACACTATAGATGGGTAGTCCATTAGATTTAATTAATACAGAAGGATTTAGAAAAAAACTTATTACAAGAAACTTAACACCTTATGCTAAGTCTCCTAATCAATCTACGCTTCCTATTAATACTGAATATGTACAATCAGATACATCTGTCCAAGATAGCCCTGACCAATTAATTGACCAACCAACATTTGCAAATAAGTTATATCCATTAAATCAATATGGTAACGAAGGAGGATATGAACAAGTACCTGACCCAGGAGCATTACTGAATACTAAATCTAATGAAGGTGAGTACGGTTTCCAAGATGCTCACATTATAGACCAAGCAGGTCCCGAGTCGAAGAATTGGAAAAAAATTAATCCATATAGTAATGGCTCAAGTAATCTTTTGGATGCAGCAAACTTTGTTCAAAGTTTAAATCAACCAACGAGTGGTGTTGGGTTATATAATAACCAACCATACCCAAATTTTAATCCATCTTCTTATAGTTCAATATCAATATTATTGAACACAGACCCACAAGGAAGTGACGGTTTATTAAGTTCTGATTCGTATATTGCTAGATTAGGTGCTAAAACACTAAGAAAAGAGTTTGAAGAAAGAATAGGAAGACAAATAATTCAAGATACTGTCGGTAGAGCTAATGTATTCAATGTAAGAAGTGGTACTGATGTTTTATCAATAGTAACTGGGAGAATTCCTTTAATAGAACCAAACTACAGAATTACCCTTTTAGCCAACCCGATAACCGCCGCTGCTGATTTTGGATTGAGATTGGCGGGAAGTACTATACCATTGTCACCAATTCCTGGTTCTTATTTTGATACAAGTATCAATTCAAGACAACCAACAACTATACAACAACTGAATAGTGCTTTCAGAAGAACTGCTACTGGAAAGTTCTTTACAAGATTATTAGGTGCTGACAAGACAGGTAGTCAAATCATGTATAACAATATGGGTGGTGGACAAAAATCCGCTCTATTCAATAACATTGATTACAATAGATTTAAACCAAGTTTTGATAGAACTTTATTTGATAGAGTTGCTGGTGTACTTGTCGGTTCTACCACAAACAATAGTGATTTTTATGTCGGTTCAACGACATCCGACCCGTCGAGGGTATTTTCACCTGGGGGTGATTTACCTGTTAATTCGTATGGGCAAGAAATACAATCACCTGTTTATGGTCCGCAAGAACTTGCTCAACTATATGAAGGACCAAGTCAAGAAGTACGTTTAGGTGCTAATGGACCGACTTATAGTAATGGTGGTGGTATTGAAGGAGGATTTACTTGGGTGTCTCCAAAGTATAAAGACAATGCTGGTAAAAAAGTTGGTATTGGTGGTGAAATCACAAACCAAGATGAAGACTTTAAACCATCCTCATATAATTCAACAGAATCCACAAATAGAGATTTTAGAGATGGTTCAATACTTGATGACACACAACGTATCATTGATAGTCAGCCACAAGGAGGTAGAAGGCTACAACATGTAGGTAATGCTATAGACCAAGTCAGTAAAGTGTTTAATGATGGATATAGAGAAATAACTAAAGGTTCAAAGGTTTTATCCTACGTTGGTGCTATAGGACAAGAAGTGGGTACTGAATATTGTAGAGTATTTGCAAAAGATGTCCCATACCTTCAGTATAATGATTTACAAAAAACTGATGGAACAGTAACTGAAAACAGAAGATTTTCATATTCGGTATTAGATAAGACATATAATCTTAATATGTATCCAAACAAACAAGAAGGTGGACAAGATTCATCGAACTTGATTGGTACAGTAAATAATGCTTACGCTAAAAAATACATGTTCTCATTAGAAAATTTAGCGTGGCAGACATCTAATAGTCCTGGGTTTGCGGTATCTGATTTACCTGTATGCGAAAGAGGACCCAATGGTGGAAGGGTTATGTGGTTCCCACCTTATGATTTAAAGTTTACTGAAAGTTCTACAGCAAATTGGAAAGCAAACGATTTTATTGGTAGACCTGAGCCAATTTATACTTATTCTAATACAAATAGAACTGGTACTTTAAACTGGAAAATTATTGTTGACCATCCGTCAGTATTAAATGTTATTACTAATAAAGTACTAAGTAAAGAAACTAATAAGGCTAGAATTGATAGTATAATTGAATCATTTTTTGCAGGATGTAGAAAATATGATTTATATGAATTAGCAAAGAAATATTACACTATTAATCCGAATGACTTGTTTCAAATTCAAGAAGCAATTACTTCTAAAGAACTAACTAGAGAAGAACTAGAGTATGCCGTAAAAGAAGTAGAAACAATACCACAAGTTGCGCAAGCAACTGGAGGTAATACAGGAAACGCAGAATTACAAAAATTTTTACAGTTTGGTTTTTATTTTGCTAATGACGTGCCGAGTCCAACTACTCAACCGTACCAATCAACTTACACAGCTTATATTGCTCAAAAAGGAACTTATGCGAAAAATACGAAACAATCAGCCGCACAAACGAATTCTTTTTTTGATAATGTAGTTACACCTAACAAAAATGAGATTGATAAGTTGATTGATTTGATGGCGAAACAGTTGAGTAATAGTACTCAAGGAACTATTACAATTGTTATTAATGCTTCTGCATCCGCACTTGCAATATCTGCATATAATAAAAAGTTGTCAGAAAGAAGAATTGAGTCGGCAATTTCGTACTTTACAAACAATTCTAAATTAACAAAATATATAAATTCCGTACCACAAAGGTTAATTATAAAACAGGGAGAAGCACAAGGTGAAGAAACAACTGCTTCAACTGTAATGGCATTTGACGCCAAAAAAGGAACGTTTGCACCAAAAGCTCCCGTAAATTGTACTGATTATGACATAGATAACCAAGCTCAGAAGGCGGCGATTTATACAACTCCAGCAATGTCTTGTAGAAGAGCATATATTTCAAAAATAGAGTCTAACATACAAGAACCTATACCAGAACTACCACCACAAAAAACTACTGTTGTTACTGGAAATGTTATTACGAAAACAGAGGTACGAACAGAAATTGAAAGAACTCGTGTAAACAGAGATGATATAACCAAAAAAATAGTTAGAGCTTTAATTTCAGAATGTGATTACTTTGAAACTATTAAGGAAGAAACACCTATGGTTTACGATAACTTAAAAGAGAAATTAAAATTTTTCCAACCAGCGTTTCATTCAACAACCCCTGAGGGTTTAAATAGTAGACTTACATTCTTACAACAGTGTATGAGACCTGGTGATACTATACCTATAATTAAAACTGTAGGTGGAAAACCAGTTCCATACTATAATGATGCCACTAACACAGCATTTGGAGCTCCACCTGTATTGGTATTAAGAGTTGGTGATTTTTATAATACAAAAATTATTCCTACATCTTTAAGTCTGACTTATGAAAATTTGGACCTTAATCCTGAAGGAATTGGTGTACAACCTATGATAGCAAATGTTCAGTTGAATTTCAATTTTGTTGGTGGTAGCGGACTGAAAGAATCTGTTGACAAGTTACAGAATGCTTTGACATTCAACTACTATGGTAACACAGAAATGTGGGATGAAAGAGCGGATACAACCGACCAAAGTTACAAAGTAATTGATAAAGATTTCTTACAATCTATCGGAGCTTTAATACAACCTCCAACAATTAATCAAGCGGAAATAAATAATAGTTTATCTAACAACGAGACTATTGGAACTATTGTTGGGGAAAGAATTACCACGAATGGTGAAACAGGGGCAATAGATTATACTTCCTTTATGGATAAATTTTTGACTGAAACTCAAAATTATTTTACAAATACAATAAATAAAAATAGAGAAGTTGCAAGACAATATAATAATGGAGTTCGTCAACTATGGTCTGTACAAAGAAACTATACAAAAGGAAATTTTGTTGCTAGCGGTAATACTGTGACTGAGATATTTGGAAAACCAATTAATATTGAACAAAACCTTAACAAAGTATTTGAAGATTTTGCAAAAAGTATTGGTGAAACAGATTCAAACCAAGATAAGTTTATAACTTATATTTCCGACCCAACTTTGAATTTAACCGAAAAAACAAAAAGAACAATAAAAGACAACTATTTGAACTTTATAAAAAATAAACGAGGTTCGTTCCCAAATGCGGTAACACAAATAATTCAAGGTACGGTTAATGCGGAACAAAATTATTTACAATATGTAAGTAGAGCTAATACAGTATGTTATGACGCGGTATCAAACTCTGGAACTGATGGATTACAAATACCAAATGGAAACACTATTGTTTATGATATAAGTGGTACCAGTAAAGTATTTAACAAATCCGCAACAAATACTTTGACTGAAATGATTGTAGACGTAATAAAAATTCAAGAAGGATTAATTGATTTCAACAAAATATGTTCAGTAAAAAATAAGTTTACAAATAATGGTATTTCTTACGAAGGATATGTTTTCTACGGGGATACAGGTACGGAATATAGTACTTTGATGAATGAGGTATTCATGCCATTCAGTAAAGATAAAAATTTTGACAACAAAACATTCAGAAGGGAATATATGATATTGTCAGATGATGTTGTAGATGTTAAAAAATATGAAACTTTCAAAAATGCAATTATAGGTAATATTATTAATGACAAAAGTAATATTGATGTAAGTAGGGTTGGTGAAAGTATTTCGACTTTGTTTGACAACTATTGGGTAAAAATTGCAAGACCATTATTTATAAGTGAAAACAATTTAACTATTGCATTCTTGGATAGTATGGAAAGAGATAATTTAAAAAACTTTATGAAATTTACACCTTTCCCTTCTAAACCTAGACTTTTATCTTATACTCCAGGTGTAAGTGCTAATAAAGATAAACAAGCTCAACTAATACAATCGTTGGGTGCAACAAAAAATACTAATACATCAACGGGTACGTGGAATGATTTATTAGGTGGAAGTGTTGCATATATAGGTAAAGTTAAACTCAACTAATGGCATATCAATATTATAATAGATATAGTGATTTTTTAATCAATGGTGAACAGACCGTTGTGCCATTCGTACAGTTGCCTCAGAAAACAACTGACAAATCTTACATATATAAAGTTGCAAGGAGTAGACTTGATGTTGTTTCTCAAGAGTTTTATAACTCACCATATTTTGGTTGGTTAATATTACAGGCAAATCCACAGTTTGGAGGTTTAGAGAATAATATATATGACGGAGCAGTATTGATTATTCCTTATCCGTTACTACCATCATTACAAGATTATAAAGGGGCTTTAGCAAATTATTTTTATTATTATGGTAGGTAGTGTTGTACAAGGTGACAAAAGTGGAAACATATTAGTAGAGTTTGATTACAATAATATTATTGTAGTCGACCCTAACAAGACTATTGACGCATCTGGAAATATAAATGAAAGGTTAGTTGACCATGAAAGTTTGGTTATGTATGCTAATCTTGAGGCTCAAGTTCTACCTAGAACCAAATTAGCGGTTGGTAATACACCATCAAATGATAGTGGGTCGATAGTTTCAGTAGCAAGTATGAATTTCTTGAGACCAACTGAAGGTACTTCACTAACAACAGGTTATTATGATGAATTGACAGGCAAAGGAGCAAAAGAAGGTTTGGCCCAAAATCAGTTGAGAAATGATTTAATTGAAAAACAAGGTGAGAAGGCATATAATAAAATAACTATTAATACACCTGACCAAAAAGCAACAGACAATGGGTTGTTAGGTATTAAATCAATCTTAGTTAGAACAAATACATCATTCACACCAAGTGTAAGTATGGTGTTAGAAGACATCCAAGGGAGAGCTTTATTTCAGTTGGGTGACAATTCACCATATGCTGTTTTTTTCAATTTACCTTATCCACCATTTTATTTGACTTTAAAGGGTTACTATGGCCAAGCTATTAGATATCAGTTAAATTTAAAAACTTTTAGTGCTAGTTTCAATTCTTATAGTGGAAACTATATTGTTAAGTTAGAGTTTGTAGGTTTTAAATTTAATATATTAAACGAAATATCTGTTGGAAGTTTGTTAGCGGCTCCTCACATGTATTCAAATAGATTTAATATTAGTAAATCTCCAACATCACCCGAGCCTGCGGACAAAAACACAAGAGCTACCGCATCTCAAACTAATGCAATATCTAATGAGTCAACTATAAGTCCCGACAATGTTGTTACCGAATTAGTTACCGAAAAAGGATATCAAAAAATAGTTGAGGTTTATAGTGAATATAAAGCCAAGGGATTGTTACCTCCTAACTTTCCTGAAATTACTCTTGTGCAATTAATGAATAAATTGGAGATGTTTGAACAAAACATCTTATCATCATATGTTAAAGTTAACGTAGAACCGTTAACTAACATAAGAACTTATAAAGAAGTTCTTACTGCTTATTTTGATAAAGTGAGAGGAGACCAAAGTTCTTGGTTTAATAGATATTTGAATCCTAAACCATTAATCACAACAAAAGGAGAGAACGTTTATACTTTTAAACAAAATTATAACAATCCACAAGACCAATATGCAGCAATCCAAGAATTAAAAAAATATATAACTGAGTTTAATAATTTATTAGCAACAAATAAAACTTTGGGTGCTACAGGCGAATCACCAATTAAGAATCCTATTAAATATGAAATGTTTGAAGTTCCGTTCGTGGCTTCTAACATTGATTGGGTAAAAACTACAATAGAAAGAACTGGTGTTAAAACACCAACGCCTGAAAATATATCAGAATTACAAACTAGTATCGCAAAATCTCTCAAACCTTTTGGTGAAGTAACTCAAAACAATACAAAAAAACCAATTGATATTGATATAAATGTTTTGATGCCTCCTGTTTTTATTTTTGAAGGTACTAACAGATTCAACGATACAATTAACCAAATGAATACTGAGGCCAATCAGAAACTTTCAGCTCAAGAAACGAAGTTGTCTGCCGAATTAGCCGCAAAAATTGAAAGTCAGGCGACAGGTATAGGATTTAAACCTTCTGTTAGAAATATGTGTGCTGTAATTATGGCTAATGCAGAGGGATTTATTAGACTACTAGACGATGTTCATACTAATGCTTGGAATGTTAAGTATGACCCAATTAGGAAAGCAGCAATTCTTAATGATTTAGCATCAGCTCCAGGGACGGATTCTCAAAACAATGTCAAAATTTCTGCATCAGCAAATAACGAAAACCAAGGGTTATCGACATCTCAAATACCTGTTTATCCTTGGCCGCAATATTTTGTTGAAACTACTGATGATAAAAAAGGTAGATTTCAATTAAAATATATTGCAGACCCATCAGTAGTAGATACAACTAAAGGTTTTCTTTATGATAAATGGCCTGAAGTTGAATTTGTTGAAGAGTATATGAGAGGATTAACTCAAAAATTTAATCCACCAATAGTTCAACCAGCACTTGATACGGAATCAACTACAAAAGTTATTAATATAAACGCGATTGAATATCCATCGGCAGGTGTTGCTTATCAAAACAAAGAAGAAATTAAATTCTTTTATGAAATATGGGAAAGACAATTCTTAACAACACATTATTCAGGATTTATAAGAGCTAATCAAAATCAACTTGGTGAGTTAATTAAATTGAATACTGAGATAGAAACTAATAATTTAGTCAATGGAATAGGTATTAGTTCTCCATATATTAGTTTGAAACTAAAGAATTATGATTTAACTGCTTCAAACTATCAAAATTTTTTAGAAAACATATCCAATCAAGGAACAGGAAAATCTTATCAAGAATACATTAGAGATTTTTTTGTAACGCCATATATTAAAAGTCTTACTGAAAATTCATTTAATATTTTGAGTTTAAATGATTTAGGAAGAAATCCTGAGAAATCACCTGTTTCACCTGGATTGAAACAGTTAGTTGCAAACGCATCAAATACACCATTATTAATTGACACATATCCATTCACAAATCCTGATTGGGTTCAAAAAAATATGAGTTCTGCGGTTAATAGCACAGAAGATAGTGTATACAATACAACAAAAGTTTTGAATGTTTTTGAACCGAGAAACGTTATTTCAAACTTTACTAACATTTATGACACAACTACAAACAGACCTGTAACAAACTTTTCATATACGCTAAACATTAATCCAATAACTGATGCAATTACATTTGGAATATCGGAATTTTATAAAGGTAGAAAAATAACAAGTGAAAATTCAGATACTCTACTAGTCCCAACAGAAGGATATGTTAATTATATTTCCCCAATTAATAGTTTTCCAACTCAGACTACAACAACAATTTTGAATACACCATATTTTATAAACGCTATACAAAATGGTGTAAGTAATTGGAGAAGAAATGATAAGTACCCTTACATTCAAGCGGCATACTTGTTTATCAATTCATTACCGTTAGCTAATTTAAAAGAAAGATACAAGACCAAAGGAGTTGCAACTGAATTAGATTACATTGCATCCTGTTTCAAAAAATTTGGGGCCATCCATAAAATGCCTTATGCTTGGGTATTGAAGTTAGGTTCTATATGGTACAGATATAAAACCTACAAACAAAGTAATGTAGATATTTTGGACACGGTATGGACTGACTATAATTTCAGAACAAACTTTGACCCTATAACAAGTGCCACAACTAAGACTTATAATTTTGAGTTTAATGGTATTAAAGAATCAATCACTCTACAAGATGACACAAAGGGATTCATTAACATTCAGACAGGATTTTACCCTAAAACAATAAATGATTTTAATGTTTTTTATACAGGGTACGACTTATATACTAACTATACAGACGCACAAATACAAAATAGTATAAATGGGGGTATGAAAATATTCAAATTTAAAGGTGCAAATATTTCGGCAACTCAAGACAATAAGCCTTTAGTGCTTAATACTTGGTCGGTAATATTACCAGACAACGTTATTACTAATAACGAGGTTAATTGTAATCCAACACAAAATACAACAAGTTATAACTATTTTATAGTACCATCATTCGGTTCGGAGCTTAACCAAACTAAGGCTACTTGTATTAGGGAAAACACAACAGTAGTTAATTTAACGGACAATCAATCCATGTATAATGGTTCGGTAAGGTTACTTTGGAATACTCCTAACTATGGTTATTTTGACAATACACAAATCGTTAAACCTCAACCTGATTCGTACATAAATAAAATATTACCTAACACGAATGTACAATCACCATTTAGTTTATTAAATGTTGAGGAATATTCAAAGATAGATGAAATCTTTTCTGTTTTTGACAAAAGCATCTTAGACCAGTTTGAAAAAGAATTTTTGAACTTTTGTAAACCAGTCGCTGATATTGATTTAGGACCTCAGGTGTCAGTACCGTTAGACGTTTCTCCTGTAGATACTAATGCTATATTTAAAAACTTCCAATACCTTTTTAGAAAACTAATGTCGGTTCAAGGAAAACAAGTCAATCAAACGAACGAAGATTATTTTTCAACCCTTGGTAATGTTCAGTTGACGGCATTTGAATCAAACATCAAAGCTTTCATGGAGTATGATGTAATATTAAAATACGGTAATCCTGCCAACTACAAAAGAAGAATCTTTGATTCATTTATATCATACAAGTCTCCAACACCAACTGTTGTTGACCCTATAAATTTTGACCCTTACGTACCAAAATCTTTACCTTCAAGTAAGGGTGGAGTTACTCTCGCCCAATCGAGAGTTCAATATCCTTTGGAGTGGAGCACTTTGGAAACAGAAGTGGGTTTTTCAACTATTCAAAATTTAATTTATACTGATTTTGGTTCTTACATAACTGATTTTTTTGTTGATAATGACATTAAGTTCAGTGTTAATAATATTGTTATATGTGCACCATTAATTAAAATTTACGCAACTCAAAAATTAAATAGTCCTACAATAACAACTGAAACTTTCAAAACAAACATTCAAAGTTACTTACAAAATGAAACTAGTTTACAGAACGTATTTTTAAATAATGTACTTAGCGCTGTTAGAACCGCTTTACCTAATCAGCAACAACTACCCGAAAGAACAATTCAAAGTGTAATTGACGGTCAACAAAGTAAAGTTGAAAACTATGAGGTATTCAAAGCACTTAATGATAAATGGATTGCAGGTTCCGACTTCAAAAATAAAACTTTATTTGAGGACTTCATGTTCTTGGATAGAGCCTCAAGAAACATAGGTGATACTATCATTCTTGATATATTTGATTTGAAAAGAATGTTGAGTACAAATGCCCTTAATATGGAAATGAGTGTGTTCACATTGATTAGTGGTATCTTAATTCAAAATAAATTTAACGTTATGCCATTACCTGCATATGTTAACTTCTATAATGTTCAAGATGTTGATGGTACAACAATATCACAAAATACTGAAGGTTCATTACAGTTTGCGGATAATATGTGGGGTACATTTTTAGATGTTGATTATAGAAAGTCTAGTCCAAAAGTACTTTGTTTCTACACAGGTCTTCCATCCGCTTATTTGGATTTACCTAAAAACAATTCTAAGTATAGAAGTGATGGATTTGAAATGAGAAGAGCATCCGAGAACCCTTTGATTGAAAATCAACAAGGAAAAAAAGATTGGGCGATATCAAATAAATGTGTTGGTTTCAACGTTGATATGGGTATCAGAAATCAGAATGTCTTCTATTCTTTCAATGTGTCTATGGATAGTGGAAAGGCGACTTCTGAATCTATTCAAACTCAATTGAATATGGTTAACCAAGAATCAGGTAGAACAGTTGCTACTCAAAATAATGGATTATATAATTTTTACAAACAAAGGAGTTATCAATGTGAAGTATCATGTTTAGGTAATGCTTTGTTACAACCCATGATGTACTTCAACTTAAGACACGTGCCTTTGTTCAATGGCCCATACATGATTTTGGAGGTTAATCACACTATAAATCCTGGAAGTTTCCAAACAAGTTTTACAGGTATAAGACAAGGTATATATGATTTGCCAGCAATAGATAACTACTTACAAAGTATTAATCAAAATTTATTAACTAAAATTGAGGCTCTTCTTAAAATTAAAAAAGATGATGTTACAGCTAAAGCAATTACTGAAATTGGGAAAGCGGCTCAGGTTACTCAATCGGGTGATAACACTAAGGCGGCTCCTAATTCTTGTGTAAACAATTTGGCGGTATCTTATTCGACTTGGGCAAATGTAGAAACAACAACATCTACATCACTAACACCAAAGGCATTTGCTGACGTGTTAAAAACTAAGTTACCTAACGAGCCAACGTTACAGATATTGATATTCATGATATCATATATAAGAACATTCCAAGGAGGTAAATTTGAGGGATACAATCATAACTATGGTACGGTTGAATTAACCACTGATTATGGGGAATCATCCATGAATTTTATTGCGGGCAGATGTTCTTGTGCAAACATTCCAAGTTCAAATTTATCAACTAAAACAGCACAACCTATTGCCAATTTTGAATCAGTTGATAAGTATGTTGATTTCATGGCAACAAGATTAAGAAAAAATGTTGACCGTATAACTAACGGGGCGAATGGTATTGGTATTACAAAATACTATGTTTGTTATTGGCCGAAGCAAAATATTGAGGAGTCATATTATGATAGTCATTTATCTGAATTTGCTACGTTAGATAAAACATTAGTTGATGCGTTTAAATTGGCTGGAGGTGATGCGGGTCTCAACATTGAATCAACGAATATAGTTAAAAATGCTGATAAAGAAATTAGAAAAATACTTGAAGGAATTTCAACGAGATTAACCAACGACATAAATATTTTAAATAATTTAAACACAACAACAACAGGAACTACTGTTTGCCCACCGCCAACAATAACTTCGTTTACACCGTCAACAGGTGTTACGGGCACAATACTTACAATTGTTGGTACTAATTTAGATACTACTACAGGAATTACTATAAATAATGTAAACACAGTTACAGGTATTACAAGAACTAGTTCAACAAACATTAGCGTTTTAGTGCCATTTAGTAATACTGACATACCACAAAATAATAATATTTCAGTCAAAACTAATAACGGTACTGCTAAGAGTAAAACAGAATTTACTTATAATCCAAATCAAAAAACCGCGGCGCCCCCAACAGTGGCACCAGGGATACCACCAAATACAAACACTAATCCACAACAAACAGGACCAATTGTTTTAATTGATAGTCCTAAGTATAATACTGTAGGTGGTACAACAAATATGGAGGTAACCATAAATCCTCAGGCAGGGTCTTGGGATATTTTAGCTTCATCGTGTGAATGGAGTTGGAAGGCAGTCAAGTTAGTTGCGGGACCAAATAATACATTAGATGAAGAAGTTGTTGGAAGTGATTATTTTAGTAGAGACCTTGAAGGTTATGTTAGTAGTAATAAAAAATCATTTACAGTGGATGACGCCGATTTATTAAGAATTATTGAAGAAAATATTGACGACAATACAGAATTTAATAAAATATCTAGAGTTTATAGTAAAATATCATTGTACGCTAAACCTGATATAACGAATAGTGTTAAGACAGATATAATTCAAACATTCCCATTCAATATATTAATACGATAATTTAATACGATAAGCATATATTTATATAAAAAGAATTTTATGAACTTAAAATCAGCATTAGACAATTACCTTGGAAAATCTGTAAGATATTCTGAGGCAGATAATGGAGACGGAACTAAACAAGTTTGCGACTTAGACACAGGAGATTGTTACACTATTAGAGAAAGAGATGGTTTAATTGAAAGAGCTGGCCATCAAACTACTATTAACAGAAAAGTAAGAGTTGAGACATCAAGAGGTGTAAAACAATTATTAAACGGATAATAAAATGAAAGTAGACAGAAAAAAAATATTAAGTGAAATTGAAAGATACAAAAGTATCAATCAGTATATTATGGAACAAGATGCTGTAGCAACAGAACCAGATTTAGGAGCATTAGCACCTGCACCTGGAGCTGAAGCACCACTTCCTCCAGCACCAGCAGACCCAGCAGCGCCTGTAGCTCCTGAGGCGCCTGCAGCACCCGCTGAACCTATTGATGTTGAAAATGACCCTGACGTTGAAAAAATTGATGATGAGGGTAACTCTGAAGAAGGAGGAGATGAATCGGGTAGTGAAGAACTTGATATAACTGAATTGGTTGATTCTCAAAAAAATATTGAAAAGAAACAAGATGATTATTTTGAAAACTTGTTTGGTCAATTAAGTAACTTAGAATCTAAATTATCTGAAATGGACTCAATTATGAATAAATTGAATTCTTTAGAAAGTAAGATTGAGAAATACAGAGAGAAGACTCCCGAAGAAAAATTAGAATTGAGAACATACGATTCATACCCATTCAACCAAAAGTTATCACAATTTTTTGATGACAAGAAAGATGAGATGGAAAAGACAGGAAAAAATGATTATGTTTTAACTGCAGACGAAGTAACTGACCTTAATGTGAATGACATCAAAACATCATTCCAAAATCCTGGATTTGAAAAAGAAGGATATTAATATTCAAAAACATTAATAATTAAGACCACCCACTCGGTGGTCTTTTTTATTTGACATAACGAATAAAACACCTATATTTGTATCATACAATTTAACAACTTAATATAAAAAATTATGATGAGTTCATTAGACGCCGTACTGGCGCAGTACGAAAAATCACAACAAGCATCGGGCGGGGCCCAAAGTAAGATGTCGCAAGACGAAAGAATGAAAAAGTATTTCGCTTTAATCTTAGGAGATAAAGAGAAATCAGGACAACGTAGAGTTCGTATCCTACCAACACCAGATGGTTCATCGCCATTCAAGGAGGCTTGGTACCACGAAATCCAAGTTGGTGGTCAATGGCAAAAGTTCTACGACCCAGGTAAAAATGACAACGAGCGTTCACCTTTGAATGAGGTTTACGAAGAGTTAATGTCAACAGGAAAAGAGTCTGATAAAGAATTAGCGAAACAATACAAGTCTCGTAAATTTTATATCGTAAAAGTAATCGACCGTGACCACGAAGAAGATGGTCCAAAGTTTTGGCGATTCAAACACAATTATAAGAATGATGGTATCTTAGATAAAATTATTCCAATTTGGAGAAACAAAGGAGATGTTACTGACCCAACAAATGGTCGTGACTTAATCATTGAGTTATCTAAAGCTAAGACTCCTAAAGGTAAGGAGTATACAACAGTATCAACTATCATGTATGAAGATGCGTCCCCTGTACATCCTGAAGCATCACAAGCTAAAGCTTGGGTTGAAGATGAAATGACTTGGCTAGATGTTTATTCTAAAAAACCTGTTGATTATCTTGAAGCAATTGCTCGTGGTGAAACACCAAAGTGGGATAATGAAAAAGGTGGTTATGTTTATGAAAACAACACTGAAGAAACAACAATGATTGGAGGAGCAAAAGTTGAGAAACCATCATACCTTGACCCTCAAGTAGATGAGGAACCTGCGGGAGATTTACCATTCTAATATTACGGGGTAGTGAAATATCTACCCCATTTTTAAACAAACAAATACATGGCGATTAAGAAAAACGATTTCAGTTCAGTGAAGAAGAAATTCTCCACTTCTGCAAAGTATAAACCTCAAAGGTTTTTAGATTTAGGACCTGACTTCTTAGATGCTGTTGGTTTACCTGGCCCTGCAATTGGACACTTGAATATGTTCCTTGGACACTCAGATACAGGAAAGACAACCGCCTTAGTTAAAGCGGCAGTTGATGCTCAAAAGAAAGGTATTCTGCCTGTATTCATCATTACAGAACAGAAGTGGTCTTTTGAACATGCTAAACTTATGGGGTTTGAATGTGAAGAAGTTGTTGATAAAGAAACGGGAGAATTAGATTGGGATGGATTTTATATCTTCAATAATAACTTTGACTATATTGAACAAATCACTGACTACATCAATGAATTATTGGATGCTCAGGAGAAAGGTGAATTAGACTATAGTTTATTATTCCTATGGGATTCTGTTGGTTCAGTTCCTTGTAAGATGACTTACGAAGGAAAGGGAGGTAAACAACACAACGCATCAACCTTGGCTGACAAAATTGGTATGGGTATTAACCAAAGAATTTCAGGGTCTCGTAAAGCAGATTCCAAATACGAAAATACTCTTATCATTGTAAACCAACCATGGGTTGAGTTACCTGACAATCCTTTTGGACAACCAAAGATTAAAGCTAAGGGTGGTGAAGCCATTTGGTTAAACTCATCATTAGTATTTTTATTCGGTAACCAAAAAGGTGCAGGTACAAACAAGATTACGGCAACTAAAGACAAGAGAAGTGTCAAGTTTGCAATTAGAACAAAAATTTCTGTTATGAAAAACCACATCAACGGATTGGGTTATGAAGATGGGAAGATTATTGTTACACCACACGGATTCTTAGCTGGTAAAGAAGCATCTGAAGAGAAAGCTTCAATTGAAAACTACAAGAAAGAATACGCGGACTATTGGAAAGATATCATCGGTACAGATGGTGACTTTACTTTAAAAGAAGAAAAAGAAGATTAGTTTATTTGTTTCACATTTTAAATCACTGTTGTGATTAAGACATTATTAGTTGATGGAGACAATCTATTTAAGATTGGATTTCATGGGGTTAGGGACTTGTATAACGAAGGAAATCATGTGGGTGGAGTATATCACTTCATTAACATATTACGTAAGTTCTTAGAGGAACATAATCACGATAAGGTGGTTGTGTTTTGGGATGGCGAGTCAAACTCTTCAATGAGAAAGACAATCTATCCTCAGTACAAGGCAAACCGACGCCAAGATATGAACGAATTCAAATACGAGTCATATCTACAACAGAAAGCAAGGGTTAAACAATACCTTGAAGAAATATTTGTGAGACAAATAGAGATGGCGAACAATGAGGCTGATGACCTCATTGCTCACTATTGCAAAATTTCAACAGAAGAGGAGATTATCATTTTTTCAAGTGATAAAGACCTTACCCAATTAATTTCGGAGAATGTAACCATATACTCCCCTATCCACAAACAATACTATAAGGATGGGGATATGATTATAATTAACAAAGTGGAAATCCCCCACTACAATGTTCTATTGTGTAAAATCTTTACAGGGGATAAGTCAGACAATATAGATGGTATTGAGGGACTTGGGGAAAAAACATTGGTCAAATTATTTCCTGAAATGCTGGTAAAATCCTGCACTACCAACGAATTATTAGATAATGCTCGGATTATCCAGCAAAAGAAAAAGTCAAAAGTATTAGACAATATTTTGACAGGCCGAACAAAAAGCGGTATAT